TTTAATATTAACCGTAAAACAGGAACAGAATCATGAGCGAAAACAAATTAAACGTGGTTGTACCGAAAGATTATAATGGCACGCCTATTGAAGTAGTATTGAGAGAGGGTGAAGCACCCGTAGTACTCGACCCAAAAGAACCGGAAAGAGTAGTTATCAGTGGGACTATCGACACTCCTTTCAGATGGTTGGAAAAGCGCATTGAATTAATCAACCAGAAAGCGTCGAACATCATTGTAAACCGTGATGTGATGGGGATAGCATTGACGGTTGACGAAACGAACTATTACCAATCAGACATCAGAGGTGAACTGAAAACCTCCAAAGAAATGATGGAGTTCGGCATCAATACCGAAAAGAAATGGGAACCTATTAAGTTGTCCAAGTTCTTAAAGATGCACCGTGCTTTCTTTACCGATAAATCGCAAAATATGATGCTTGTTTCTACTTTGAAAAACTTCAAGGCAAAAGTAAACCAAGACATCGAACGCAGTAAGGAGGAAAATGGCAGTAAGGTGGATAACTACTCACAGGTGGTTGATTCCAATCTTCCAAAATCTTTCAAACTAAACATCCCTCTTTTCAAAGGTTTTGCCTGTGAAGAGATAGAAGTCGAAATTTACGCTGATGTGGACGGTCGGGATGTTTCTTTATCTCTTGTGTCTGCCGGTGCGAATGAGGCCATCGAGGAATACAAGAATAAAGTCATTGATGAACAGTTGGAGCAGATCAGACAGATTGCACCGGATATTGTAATTATAGAAGTATAAGATGGTTGGTGGTATGGCGGAATTGGTAGACGCTGACAACTCTTAGTAGACTTGGTTACGATGTTATGAAAACTGGGCATCATTGTAAAACGAACCAATCCAGTGTTACACGGAAGATGTAGAAGATTGCCAAGCATTGCAGGTTCGAATCCTGCTGCCACCACAAACTAAAATTATAAACAATGCCGTATTACATTAAACGAACCAAAGCTAAGAAAAAAGACAAGCCTTTACCTCTGTTTGATAAAGCAGGGGTAACAGTAAAGAAAAAGCCGGATTTGAAAGCTAAACTCGACAAGGAGTTTTCCCTTTTCATCCGGCTTCGTGATTGTATGCCGAACGGATATTTTCGCTGTATCAGTTGCGGACAGATAAAGCCGTTTACACAAGCAGACTGCGGGCACTATTTCAGTCGTACACATTTGGCAACACGGTTTGATGAGAATAATTGCCATGCCGAATGCCGGCACTGCAACAGGTTCAAAGCCGATCATTTGGAAGGCTATCGGGTGAATCTGATAGCCAAAATCGGGCAACAGAAATTTGACTTGCTGAAAGTGAAAGCTGATGGTACTTCCAAAATGACTGATTTTGAGTACGAACAGCTAATCAAGTATTACAAAGCACTTAATAAGAAGTTACGAAAGGAGAAAGGGTTATGAATGATTTGGAAGCAGGAACATTTGTCATGATGGTCAAGAATAATGATGGTTCATTCTCTCCGGTTGGATTAAGTAAGAAACAGGCTTATATAATCCGGACATTTCTTTCCAAACTTAGTGAGGATTCCCCTTTTATCATTAAATCAGAAGATAGATATGTACAAACTACGTGATTACCAACAGAAAGCCTCTGATGCTGCCGTTTCTTTCTTCAATAACAGGGCGAAGAAGACGAATGCTATCATGGTTCTGCCTACGGGGAGTGGAAAGAGCCTTATCATAGCGGATATAGCCGCAAGGCTTGACGGTCATACATTGGTTTTTCAGCCCTCAAAAGAAATTTTAGAGCAAAACTTCAAAAAACTCTGCTCATACGGCATTCTTGATTGCAGTATCTATTCAGCATCCTTTAACTCAAAGGAGATAAGCCGGATAACATTTGCCACCATCGGCAGTGTGAAGAATCATCCTGAACTGTTCACCCACTTCAAGAACATCATCGTGGACGAATGTCACCTTGTTAACCCTAAAGAGGGAATGTACAAGGATTTCTTCGATGCGGTGAAGTGTAAGGTTCTTGGACTGACAGCTACACCGTATCGTTTAAGTTCCAGCCGTGACTTTGGTTCTATGCTGAAATTTATCACTCGGACAAAACCTCATGTCTTTTCAGAGGTCATTTACCATGTACAAGTATCAACCCTATTAGATATGGGCTACTTGGCAAAGCTAAACTATTATCCAATGAATCCTTCAGGATGGAATGAACTTAACCTGAAAGTAAATACCACCGGTGCCGACTATACGGATAAGTCAGTTCAAAGAGAATAT